AATCATTAAGGGAAGCGAAAAGAGTTTTAAAGACGCAATTCTAAATATAGGTAAAGGAGTTCTAGAAGGTATAGCAGACAAACTTGCCGGACAGCTTACTGATATTGTAATGGGTACGGACCCCCTAATAAAAGCACAACAAGGCGCGTTAACAGTTGCGGGTGCACTAACTGAGGGAGCTACAGCAGTAGGAGCTGCAATTAAACAAGCTTTCAGAGAAGCAGCAGCATCAATGAGCACTACCGGAGTTCTGTCAGATGTGTTAATGGATAGCGACTTTGTAGGACCTCCAGAGCCTAGCAAGAAAAAAACCGGAGGAGCGCTAGCAGGTATAGGAGCAGGTATAGGAGCAGTCTTATTCGGAAGAAAAGTAAAAACTTCTGTAGAGGATGAGCAAGGAACAGTTTCTGAATCAGGGGTTAGCAGGGCCGGAGGTCTTTTCTCTCCTCTTATAAATTTCTTTTCAAAAACAGAAAATCCTTTCTTCCAAGGATTGAAGGGGATATTTTCAAAAGACAATCCTTTAATACAAGGCTTTGGAAAATTATTTCAAGGAATGATGCCTTTACTTGGTAAATTATTTACAGGAGGCATAGGAATGCTGGGTGGCTTCTTAGGTTTTGCAAATGGTGGAATGGTAAAAGGTGGATTCCAAGCATACGCAAATGGAGGCATTGCAACTAAACCTACACTAGGATTAGTTGGAGAAGGTAGATATAATGAAGCAATAGTACCAATGCCAAATGGGAAAGCAATACCTGTGGATATGAAAGGGGCAGGTCAACAAAACAATGTTACTGTAAATGTATCTGTAGATAGCCAAGGCGGGGCCTCAACGAATATGCAACAAGATTCGGCACAAGCAGGAAACCTTGGACAAGTTATTGCACGAGCGGTACAACAAGAACTTCAGAATCAAAAACGATCAGGAGGTATATTAAATCCCTACGGGGCCGCATAATGACATCAAAGCCACCCGAACTTAATGATAAGTCAGAAATCACTATAAGCATAGTCTGGTTACTACAAATTCTTGTTATAGTGTCGGTTGCTACTTGGGGATATGCAACTGTGATGGAAAAAATTGATAATAATTATGATGAAACAAAAAGCCTTAGAAGCAATCAAAATAGTTATGTATTTCCAGACATTAGAAAACTTGAAGAACAAGTAATAGATTTGCAAAAACAAGTTTTAATAATACAAACTGATTTAAGGTATCAAAAAGAAAATATAGGTAAGTAACCTACATGGAGCAACATAATGGCACTTGGATTTACAACATCAGCAACTTATGGAAGTCGTTCAATTTCTCCTGATAGAGGCATAGCAAGACAATCCAATCCAAGAGTTCTAGTGGCTAGATTTGGAGACGGTTATGAACAACGCATTGCGGACGGAATTAACTCCATAGATGAGATGTTCAATGTAACTTTTAATAATCGTACTGCTGCCGAAGTAGATGATATTACTGGATACTTTGCATCTTTAAAAGGAGCTACTTCATTTACGTATACAATACCTGATGATAATGCAGCAGGCGGAGAATTAGCAATTAAAGTAGTATGCCAAAACTATAGTCAGAGCTACCGTCACGATGGGTTTTATTCCGTATCAGCAACACTTAAAAGAGTTTATGAAGCATGAGCGAGTTAATTGAAGTAGTACAGCTACAAGAACCTGGGAGTGCATTAGTAGAGCTTTATGAGCTTACTATAGACGGTACAACTTTGTACTTTCATTCTGGATTAGAAGAAGATTTAAGCACTGTTCAATTTAGAGATCGCACTAGTCCTTATACTATTAGAGAATATATTGCATTTCCAATCATAATGGATGGAGTAGAACTTGGTGCAGATGGTGCTATTAATCGACCTAGCCTAACTGTTGCAAATGTAGCAAACACATTTTCAGCAGCTATTGGCAATATTAAAGCAGAAAATCTTGTCGGAGAAAGACTGACAAGGCGTACTACTCTTAAAAAGTATTTATATGGAGAAACAGGAGATGCTTCACCTCCTATAGAGTTTCCTATTCGTAAATTTATTATTGATAGAATTTCAGGAGAGAACAGCACCGCAGTAACCTATGAACTAGCAGCTCCTTATGACTTATCAGGAATAACTCTACCAAATAGAAAAGTTATAGGAAAATACTGTTCTTGGCAATATCAAGGCTATAGCTTAGATCAAAAGGGCGGCTGTATTTGGGATAAGAATAGTACAATATCTTATGCAGATGGCTCCGGCGGTGTCAATACGCACAAGGCATACTTTACAGAAGATGACGCTCCAATAATCCCTTCCGGCTCTACAGTTGCAGGAGATTTCGAAACGTACACTACTTATAGTTCTGGCACTTCTTATTCAGTTGGACAGTACGTAGAGTATAATGATGGAAATCAAACAACAGTATGGAGATGCACTCTTGCTAGTACTGGAAACGCTCCAGGATTAAACTCTCCTTATTGGTCAAAAGGAGATGTGTGCGGTAAAAAACTATCTTCATGTAAATGTAGATTTCAGTTTAAACCGGCTACTCCAGGGAGCTCTAATTCGCTTCCTTCTACCGAGAAAAATACCGGCAAAATATTACCTTTTGGAGCCTTTATAGGAAGCAGAAAGTTTAGATGATTAATGAAATTCAGAAGCATTTTGAGGAGAACTATCCTCGAGAAGCTTGCGGTATAATTGGAATAGTAAAAGGAAAAAAAGAATACTTTCCTTGTAAAAATTTAGCAAAAGAAAGCGAAGATTTTATACTTGATCCGACAGACTATATTTCAATAAAGAGACGGGCAGATATATTCGCAATAGTCCATAATCATATAGATTGGACGAATGAAGCTAGTGAGAACGATAAAAAATACTGCAACTCTTTAGGAATACCTTACTATATTTTTAGCTATCCAGATATGAAATTAAACATACTGGAACCAGAAGTAAAAGTCAATCCTTTAATAGGGCGAGAGTATGAGTTTGGTAAATTCGATTGTCTCGAAGCGTGTAAAGACTACTACAAAGAACACTTAGGTTTACAACTACAAAACAGACTACCTTACCTAGACGACTGGTGGGAGCAGGGGCATAACTACTTTACAGACGAACATATTCAAGAATGGGGGTTTAGTAAAGTAGAAGACTTACAGCCCAATGATTTATTGATATTTACAATGGGAGCTTCGGTTCCTAACCATTGCGGGGTCTATACTGGTAATGATATTTTCTTTCATCATGCAGTAAACAGACTTTCTTGCAGAGAAAATTTATATCCTTTATGGAAAAAGTATTTAACTGGAATATACCGATATGACACGTAACATTTATCTTGAAGGCGAACTCGCTTTAAAATTTGGAGCACAGCACTCTTTTCACGGAGATAACGTTAAAGATGCTTTGCGTCTACTAGATGCAAATAAGCCCGGATTTAAGAAATACTTTATAGATGCTGCTGACTGTGATATTGGTTTTCATATCGAAGTCGGAGGACAAGAACTCGACAGCCCTTTAGAGTGTTTACTACCTCTTCGCGAAGGTGATATAATTATTACTCCTATTCCTGCAGGTTCTAAATCTGGTGGAGGTAAAATTCTTGCGGCGGTAGCAATAGCTTCATTATTTGTTTTAGGTCCAGGAGGCGCCCCACTATTAAGCTTAAATGCTACAGGTTTAGCAGGAGGCGTAGCAAATGTAGCAGCAGCTTTAGCAACAAATCTAGCACTTACAGGCATTCAGCAACTCATGGCTCCAGATCCTGCTGTGGACGAGGAAGATGAGGGATATTTATTTAATGGAGCAGCGCAAAATATTGTAGAAGGTATGCCGATTCCTCTTCTTTATGGAGAACTTCGCGTTCCTGGATATCCTGTATCTTTTGAAATGATTCATGGGTCGAAGAGAATTACGTCCAGTGATAACACCATAGCATATAATGGAGAAATAATAAATTTTCCAAAAGGCGATATAGAAGGCTTCTTTGAAGATCAGATGGAGAGAAATGGCGGAAATATAAGCCAAGTAATAGATCCTATAACAGGCGTAACCGCTTCCAGAAATAGTCAAGATATTCTCTTTACTGATATCATTTCAGAGGGACCTATCTACGGTTTAGTAGATGGGGGAACTTCTGTATTCTTAAATGATGACCCTGCCCAAGTAACCGCACAAAGTTTTGTAAGATTATCCGAAACTCCAGTAGAGTTTGACTTTACACTTAATAGCACTTCTGTAACTATTGATAGAAATGGACACACTAAAGATATTCAAGCAGATACTGAAAATGGCACTAAGTTTATTATTGTAAGAAACTATGGCTCAAGCTCCGCTTCAGTTGTTCGTAGTTCGGTAACTGGGTCTGCAAACTCTGTAACAATTACTTCTAGTACTGGAATATTTACTGCTGCAATGGAGTATGATAGAACAAACTTTGCTCAAGTAGCAATAATTCGCTTACTTGACTCAAACTCCAGTACAGTATTTGAAGGGTACGTAGAAAGTTATAGCTCTAGCACAGTAGCGAAGTGTATTCCATTACCTGGTAGTGATATCAACCCTGCCCTGTCAAACGGAACATATACTGTAGTTGTTGATGGAAAGTTTCAAGTAGCCTCTATATCTTCGAATACTTTGACTCTTGCTTCTAATTTCCCTGGCAATACTGGTAGTTATAAATGTGATTTGAGTGGTACAAGCTATGAGACTGTTTCTCTTATTGACAGAGTATCAAGCGGTTCCAAGCATAGTAGTTTTGATGTACAATTTAGAAACGGTAATTTAATACAACCTGCCTTTTCAGATGCTGCAGGAACTGGCGTAGGCTCTATTTCTATAGGACCTGGAGGCTCTTTCTCAGCTTTTAGCCCTGTTCTTTATAATGATACAGGGGAAACAGATAATCCTACTGTAGAGTATACAGGTACATCTGCTTCTGGCTTTGGACTTACAGCAGCTCAAGCAGAAGAAGTAGATGAAGTTCGAGTAACTTTTACATACGCTCAGCTATGGAATCGTAACGAAAAAGGCGAGCAGACAGCAGCAACTGTACGGTACAATATGTATGTTGCAGTAGAGAGAGATGGTTCATTCGGTTCTTACCAAGCTATAGCTCAAAATGTTGAGCATTTAGCAAAAAGCAATGCTCCACGCATATTTGAAGAAATAATTGATATGCGGCAGTATCAGCCTTTTACAGATTTTAAAGTAAAAGTAACACGAACTACGAATAATGACCAAGCGTATGATGCTGGAACAAATAATGTAAATACTAATTATACTACTCAGTCTGATGGTTCTATTACAGTCTTAAATAGTATTATTAAAGAAAATCTTTCTTACCCTCTTACTGCGATGGCGAAAGTAAGAATAAATTCGAAAGACTTTCAAAATGTTCCTACTCGAACTTACCACTGTAAGGGCGTAAAAGTAAAAGTACCTTCAAACTATGTTACGAGAGATGAAGGTGTAAACAGTGTTGCTACTTATAATCGAAACGTATCTACGGGTGCGGTAACTTCGTCCTACCAAGATTGGGACGGAAACTTCCGTGCGGATAAAACTTATACAAATAACCCTGCATGGATATTTTATGATATTCTTACAAATAATCGCTACGGTTTAGGTGACTGGTTAAATGAAGATGAGATCGATAAGTACGCTCTCTATCGAATCGCAAGATATTGTGATGAACTAGTTCCAGATGGAAACGGCGGCTTTGAGCCTCGATTTACTACAAATGTTTACTTTACGCAGGCATCTGATGCTTATAAAATAGTAAAAGACTTAGCCACTGTATTCCGAAGCATGATCTATTGGATGGATGGTGAGGTTTATACTGTTACTGACCAGCCTGGCGATCCTATTTATAACTTCTCAAAATCAAATGTTATTGATGGAGCATTTGGATATGAGACTACGGGCAGTAAAACTCGTGCAAATCAAATAGTTGTAACTTGGAATAATCCTGCAGCAAACTATAAACTAGAAAATCTAATAGTAGAAGATCGTGACAATATTATTAATACTGGCAGAATTATATCTGAAGAAGCAGTAGCTTTTGGTGCGACTACTGAAGGCCAAGCACTTCGATACGGTCGCTGGAAGTTGTGGACTGCGGTTAATCAGACTGAAATTGTATCGTTCAAGACAGCAATCAATGCAGCATTTATAGCTCCTGGTGATATTATCAATGTTCAAGACTCTGATCGTTACCCAGGCAATTTAAAGTATAGTGGACGAGTCAGCAATACAGGCACTCGTAATACTACAACAATACCTTTGGATCGTGAGATTCAGCTAAACTCTGGCTCAGACTATGAACTCAGCTTACTATTTACTGATAGTGTTGCTACTCTTGCTCAAGATTCGGCTACAATTGATTCTGTTAGCTACTCTCGTGGAGATGTAATTGATGGTGCAACTATTGATACAGAAAATGAGGCGAGTAATATACTCGATGACAGTGGAAATTATGTAGATGTAACTTGGAAACCTTATACAAATGTAGAGACTCAAACAGTTTCTACATCTTTTGGTACAGGAATAACTTCTCTTACTGTTAGTGGTGCGTTCTCTACTACTCCAAGCGCAGAAAGTGTTTGGGTGCTTAAAGAAAGTATTTCCGGAGTAGAAGTAGAAGGCTCTAAAAAAATGTACAAGATTCTTTCTATATCTGAAGAATCTAAGAACATTTATGGAATTACCGCAGTAGAGTTCTATAATGAAAAGTATATTGCTGTAGATGAAAATTTTGTGCTGTCTACACAAGATCCTGTTTTTAGTCCTCCGACTTCTACAGAAAGTATTCCTGCGCCTCGCAATGCTTATGTAATAATTAGTGACCTAAACTCTGGGCAGCTAAAAGATGATGTTATTTTAAGCTGGGATAATCCATTAGATTCAAATGGTAATTTTTATGATTACGTAGACTATTTTGAAGTTTCTGGTAATATTCCTGGGTTCCCTACAACTTTAAAAGTATCTAGAAATCAAACTAGCTTATCTGGGCTAGACTTACCTGCGGGTACTTTTACTATTGCGGTTCGTACAGTAGCGCAAAATGGAAGAAGATCAGACACTACAAGAACCACCTTTACTATAGAGAATCCTGCTCGTCAAGCCACTCCCAGAGTACTAGGTATGGCTTTGGGCGGAGTTTTATCTTCTCCTGCATTTGTAACTTCAGCAGGCATTTTTACTCTGGAAGATAAAGCATATTCGTTATCTCCTGTTGGAAATCCTCAGCTAGTAAGAACATTTGACGGAAGTCCTGCAACTGAGTATACTCAAGATTGTAGTACTATACCTTCTTTAGACTTTTCTACATTTACGAATGATGAGGTGGAACTTGCTTCTCATTATATAATGATTGACGGAGACGACGCTGATCCACTTAAACTTATTAAGTATTATAAAGACCAAGCCTTAGGGTATGGATATTTTTACAACGCAGGTACAGGAAGTACCACACATACGAGTAACTGGACTTCTATAGGTACAGTAAGTGTTGCCGCAAATTCAAATAAAGTTACTGGAAGTGGGTTTGATACTTCTTTACAGGTCGGAGATATTATTAAATTTAGCAGCACTCAAGCTGCAAAAGTAGTTTATATTGCTTCAGCTACAGATGTTCGTATAGATAAGAGTTTTTCTACTGCTATCTCTAATGTGTCAGCGTCTAGGTCTTCGTTTCGTTTTGATAAGAATGATGATGCAGCAATTTATTCAGTACGAAATGACAATGGAATCTTTAAAGCATACCCAATAAATCTAGCTATAAATCCTGATCTTGGTAAAGTTCCACGCAGCGTTATAATTAGTGTAACCCCTACATTCTTTAACTTTGATGGGGATGAAATACTCACTACTAACTATACTAATTTAGTTTTAACTGCGAGTGCATTTGGATATAAAAATCCTGTATTTAAATTTACAGGGGCAGGGTTTAATAATGCAGAAATATCCCAAACAGAAGATACTGCGTTTGCTTCTGGAACAAACTTTACGGCTACTAAGACTCTTGATAAGGTGGATGCTTATTCGATTACAGATCTAGTATTTACTGTAACTGTTGCTGAAGAGTTGGATGAAGCTAACGTGGACAAACAAAGCTCTTCTACAATTACCATACCGTTTGTAAAGGATGGGGCAGGTGGGGCTGCTGGAAAAATAGTTCAATTAAGCTCTAACGACTACTCAGTAATTTATGATTCATTAGGAGCAACCCCGTCTCCAAGCGGCACTCTGACATTTACTGCTACTGCAACTAATTTTACAGACCCGTATTTTAAGTTTACAGGAGATGGTATAACTGACGAAACCTCTTACACTGATGGAACTGGAAATACAGATACTTTTACATATAGTATTCCTAGTACAGCTTCAGGTTGGGCTACTAATCCTTTAAGTATTCGTGTAGGAGTTGCAGAGGCGGCTAATAGTACTAATGAAGTTGCTTTTGATACTATTTCAATATTCTATGTAGCTGATGGGGCTGATGGGGCTGATGGGGATGATGGGGATGATGGGGCTGATGGGGATGATGGTATAGACGGCTATACTGTTATACTTACAAATGCTGCACATACTTTTACAGCCGATAATTTAGGAGCTATTAGTACTTATTCTGGATCAGGTACTTCTATAGAAGTATATAAAGGCGGGACAGAATTAAACAGCGTTACAGGTACTCCTACTGCAGGACAATTTTCTGTAGGTATAAGTGCAAGCAATATTACGGCAGGTACTACGAGTGTTGTAGGAAATCCTTTCACAATTGGTAATCATAGTAGTATGACTGCGGATACAGCAGTGGTTACTTATACTCTTAATATAGAAAATCTAGTTACGGGTACACAAAAACAAACTTTTAGTAAATCAAAAGCAGGAACAGATGCAGACGCTTTAACAGTTAGCTCTAGTACTGTTAACGGAGTCACTACTCTTACTTTTAGTGATGGTACTACAGCCACTGTTAACGATGGTACAACTAAAGGTGTAGCAGCTATCTTTGCTAGCGATGCTTCTGGAAATAGTCAATCATATACCCAAGGGTCTCTAGCGTATGTGAACTATTACGAGTATACTGGTACTAAACCTAGTCTACCTGTATCGGGGTTAACGTGGGTAAAGTATATTGGAGAGGATGGAGATTCAGAAGGCGTAATACCTATATATGCTACTAGTGCTGCGGGTGCTAATGCTACATTTACCTATTCTAATCAAGAATTTGTTAATTTTTATGAGTGGGTAGGCACAGCTCCTACTTCAGTTCCGGCTGGATTAACATATGTTAAGTTTGTAGGAACAGATGCAGACGCTTTAACAGTTAGCTCTAGTACTGTTAACGGAGTCACTACTCTTACTTTTAGTGATGGTACTACAGCCACTGTTAACGATGGTACAACTAAAGGTGTAGCAGCTATCTTTGCTAGCGATGCTTCTGGAAATAGTCAATCATATACCCAAGGGTCTCTAGCGTATGTGAACTATTACGAGTATACTGGTACTAAACCTAGTCTACCTGTATCGGGGTTAACGTGGGTAAAGTATATTGGAGAGGATGGAGATTCAGAAGGCGTAATACCTATATATGCTACTAGTGCTGCGGGTGCTAATGCTACATTTACCTATTCTAATCAAGAATTTGTTAATTTTTATGAGTGGGTAGGCACAGCTCCTACTTCAGTTCCGGCGGGATTAACATATATTAAGTTTGTAGGGGATACTGGAGCAACTGGAGCAACTGGAGCAACTGGAGCAAATGGAACAAATGGAACAAATGGAATAAATGGAACAAATGGAACAAATGGAGATGACGGCTTAAGAACAGCAGAAGGATATGTTTACTATAATACCGCAGTTAGTACAGCTCCTAATAGCCCCGACGATGGAAGTGTATACTACTATTGGTCAAACGGAAGTATTGTGGGTATGCTTAGTGGGTGGCAACAGAGTCCTCCACAGATGACTCCAGGATCTAACTCAGAATACTACTATTGTAGGTATAGAGTGGTACAGTCGACCTCTACAAGTACTATAGAAGTTGGCTCTTTAAGTCAGAGTGGAACCTTAGTATTTGGCTCTCCTACTCTTGGGCATAACTTTGCAGGTCTTGTTACTTTTAGTTCTGGAACTTTGACTGATGGGTCTAGTAGTTTTGACCCTACTACAAAACTAGGCTCTGGAGAAGCTGCTACAGATATTAATAGCAATGTTACTACTATAGATGGGGGCAAGATTACTGCTAATAGTATCGTTGCAGAAAAAATTAGTAATACGTTTACTCAAGGCGCAACAGCTGATCCTTTTTATTTTGCAGTAGGGGCATCAAACCTAAATTTCTTAGGCATTACTAGTTATGATACCGCAGGAATATTTTACTCTAGTGCAACAAGCGGTAATAAAATTGGTTTAACCGCATTGAGCAATAGTGGGGACTATGATAGTAGAGGAATATTTGTTGGGGCTAGATCAGGTGCGGCTGCAACTTTTGCAATGGATGGAGGCAACTTATTCAACTATAGTAATTCAGATATGTGGTTAGATATTTGTCAGTATAATACTACAAGCTTTCCTTATCAAAGTTATCTTATACGAGCAGGGGGTGGCGGATCATTTGGTGCAGAAGATTTTTGGGTAAAAGCCAACGGCGCAATGTATACAAGAGGGGCAGTTAATTTTGGCAGCACGCTAAGTGTTACTTCGAGTATCTCTGGTTCCAGTATTTCTACTACGGGTATTGCACAGTTTGGAGGTACTACTTATATTGGCGGCGGCTATGGCTCGTCAGGCATGACGTTGCAATCAGATGGCACAGGATTTATTGATGGAAACTGGATCGTTGGTGGAAGTGTTACGGCTGGTAGCAATATCACAGCCTATTCAGATGCGAAGCTCAAGGAAAACTTACAAGCAATACCTAATGCACTCGCAAAAGTGCAGGCTTTGACGGGGTATACTTTTGATAGAAAAGATACAGGGGAAAGACAAACAGGTCTTATAGCTCAAGACGTCGAAAAGGTACTTCCAGAAGCAGTAGGGGAAAACAACGGAACAATGACACTAGCTTACGGTAATCTTGTAGGCTTGTTAGTAGAAGCAATTAAAGAATTAAAAGCAGAAGTAGAGGAGCTAAAAAATGGCTCTTCAAACTAGTGGGGCGATAAGCCTTCTTAATCTTCAAAATGAGTTCGGAGGATCAAATCCAATAAGTATAAGTGAGTACTATCGAGGAGGGGGTCTTGTACCTTCTACTCGAACTACTTTTGTCACTACTTATCAGCCAGGACCGAGTTCCTCAAATTTTGGAGCAGCAAGTCTTTCTAGCCCTTTGAACGGTTGGGCTCAGAGACAGACCTCTCCATATACGGTTAGAATTTTTTGGAATAGTGATACTCAAGTAGTAGAATTTTCTGGCTCATCTTTGGGCAGTCCTTCTAGCTATACTACAGGAGGTTGGACATATTATAGAAGTACTACAGCTACTTTTACAAATATACCTTTTGCAGGCGCTAATTACTATGTATGGTCAATAAGAAGAGAGCAAACTACATCAACAGTAGTTAATATCAATACAAGTGTTCCCACAAGTGGGCAAATATCACTTAGCAATTTTTATGGAGCAACAGCAACATGATAGAAACAACTTATGAAATACTAGACTTATTCGTTTATCCTGAGAGAGAAACGTTTACAAATGTAGTAGGAAAAGCATTATTAAAAATTAACTTTTCTCGCAACGGGGTCTCAACGCAGGGATTAGTTGAAGCAGTATTAGATGTAACTGCACTTTCTCAGGATACTTTTATTCCTGTAGATCAAGTGTCCACAGATACATTGGCAAACTGGGTTATAGAGGCAAATGGTGGAACAGAATTTTTAGAGCAATTAAAAGCTATACACGAAATTGAACTTTTGAAAAGGGAAAACGAAATTGGATTGGTTAGGTACGAAGTAGTATAACCAAATACCTAACCAAAAATATTTCTTGACTTAAAATGTTTGCTTTGCTATAATTTCACCATGGAGAATTTTAAATGAGTGCAGCTACTTACAATTTTAATCTAGACCAAGGAGCGGATTTCGTTCTTGAAATGATTATGAAAGAGGACGGAGTTGTAAAAGATCTTTCGGGTTATTCTGCTCGTGCTCAGCTAAGAAAAACTAAAGATGCAGCAGATGTCACTTCTACTTTTACTTGCTCTGTAATCGATGCTTCTGCGGGCAAGATTAGAATGTCAATGTCAAATGCTACTACAGGAGCTATTGCTGCTGGAGTATATTTTTACGACTTAGAAATATTTACAGGTAGTGATGCGTTTGTACTTCGATTGATACA